GCTCGGCACGCCGCACTCCGACCTGGAACCGGCGATCCCCTTGCAGAACGCCGTCAACAAGATCGTGACCGACATGATCGTCAGCAGCGAGTACGGGGCGTTCCAGCAGCGGTTCGTGACCGGTGTCGACGTGCCCAAGGACCCGGAGACGCAGCAGCCGATCGCCGCCGTCGAGCTGAAAGCCGCCATGTCGCGGCTGTGGACGTTCGACAAGCAGAACGTGACCGTCGGCTCGCTGCCCTCGACCGATATGAACAACTTCGTCGTCTCGATCGAGATGTTGATCCAGCACCTGGCCGCGCAGACGCGGACGCCGCCGCACTACCTGCTCGCGAAGATGGTCAACGCGAGCGGCGACGCGCTGCTGGTCGCGGAGGCCGGGCTGGTCTCGAAGTGCCAGCAGAAGATCCTCTTCTACTCCGACCCCTGGGAGGAGGCGATCGCGCTCGCGATGACCGCGGCGGGCACCGCCACGGAAGCCGCCGAGACGGAGGCGATCTGGGCGAACCCGGAGCGGCTCTCGCCCTCGCAGCTCGTCGACGCCGAGATGAAGAAGAAGACGCTCGACGTGCCGATCGAGCAGATCTGGCTGGAGCTGGGCTACACGCCCGACCAGATCAAGGAGATGGTCAAGGAGGCCGAGGCGGCCACCGAGGCGAAGCTCCAGCAGGCGCTGCTCTTGCAGGAGGCGCAGGTCAGGGCGACGATCCAGGCCACGCCGGGAGGACAGGCAGTAGCATCGCCAGCACCAGGACAAGCACAGCCGCCGTCGCAGGGGCCGAACCCCGGGCAGGCGGGACCGCCAGCGAAGGGAGGCGCAGGTGGCTGACGCCGCCGAGACCGAGACGCCGACCGCAACCGGCGAGCAGCCGGGCCAGAAGCCCGACGCCGGTGAGGGGCAGAACCCCGACGGGGGAGAGCAGCCAGTCGCGGAGGAGCCGCAGGGCCGCACGTACTCCGAGGCCTACGTCAAGCAGCTACGCAACGAGAACGCGAAGCACCGCAACGAGAACGAGGAGCTGAAAGAGAAGCTCCAGGAGCGGGAGGACGCGGACAAGAGCGAGCTGGAGCGGACGGTCGCGGAGCGCGACCGGCTCAAGGGCGAGGTGGAGCGGAGGCAGATGCTCGACCTGAGAATCGAGGTCGCGGCCAGCCACGGACTCGGCCTGGACACGCTCCAGTTCCTGCACGGCTCGACGCGCGAGGAGATCGAGTTGCGCGCGGAGGAGCTGACGAAGCTGCTGGGCGAGAAGCCGAAGCCGACCACCGCCGGTTTTGACGGTGGCGCGCGGAAGACGGCCGAGCAGAGGAAATCGCCGGAGGAGGAGCACAACGACTTCCTGCTCCGCGCGTTCGGTCGCCAGCCGACGTGACCTGACGGCTCACTGAACCCTCGAAGGAGGGACGATGGCGAATCAGATTCCGCTTCGGGAAAGCCCACTCAACGCTGGTGGGTATCTCATCCCGACCGAGCAGGCCGACCTGCTCACCCAGGGGATCCTGCTCGAATCCGGCGCGATCGCGCTCGCCGGAGACTCCCGCGCCTCCAGCGCGGTCAAGATGGTCTTCCCGATCTGGCTGGGGCAGCCGACGGCAGCCCCCGTCGGAGAGGGAGTGGCAAAGCCCGCAACAGGCGCCGAGTTCGGCCAGGCGCCGCTGAACATCAAGAAGTTCGCCTCGATCGTGCTGTTCACGGACGAGATGATCGAGGACGTCCAGGGCGGCGACCTGAACGTGCTGGTCGACTCCGGCGTCCGCCGGGCGATCAACGACGTCTGCGACGCGCACGCGATCGGACTCTCGAAGGGCACCCCGATCACCAGCGTCTTCGACTCGAACCTGGCCGCCTGCACGACCACGGTCGAGTACCTCCAGGCGAAGCCGGACGCGCTCGCGGTCGCGATCTCGGCCGCGATGGGCGTCCTGGAGGGCAACGGCTACGGGGACAGCGCCCAGATGGGCGTGATCCTCGGCTTCGGCTTCAACCAGATCCTGCGCGACGCGCGCTCGACGCTAGACGCCGCCCGGCCGGTCTACGGCCCCGGCGGCCTCGGACTCGACCCGACCTACGGGATCACCAGCTTCGTCTCCACGAACCTGACCCTGGCCGGGGCGGCCCCGGCCGCCGGTGACGTGCTCGGCTTCGTCGTCCACCGGCCGAACCTGCACGTGCGCGTCCGCAAGGACGTCACGGTCGCCACCAGCTCGGAGGCGACGGTCAACGACGGCACGACCGACCGCAAGCTGTTCCAGGAAGACCTGACCGCGGTTCGCTACGAGACGCGGCTCGGCTTCATGGTCCACGACCTCAACCGGTCGTGCGTGAAGATCATCAACGCGGCGTAAGGAGGACGAGATGGCAGACGAGCACGGACCGTTCGAGGCGCAATGGCCGACGGCGGAGTCGGCGGAGCCGGACCCGAAGGCGTCCTCGGACGCGAACGACTCCAGCTACGAGCCGTCCGAGGACGGAGTCGGATCCGTCCAGACACTCGGCAGCGGCGGCGGCAGCAGCGCAGCGGCCGAGAAGCCGACCCGCTCGTCGGGGAAGAAGGAGTAATGCCGCTGCCCGACCCCCGCTCGACCCAGGTGCAAGCCTCGCGTCAGGTCGGGGTCGGGCTGCGTGCCCTCTTCCAGCAGGAGCGCGAAGACCGGCCGCCGCCCTCCTGGCCGCAGGACTGGTGGCAGCGCAACTACGACCTGCTGCTGGAGCCGAACACGCCGCCGGAGCAGTTTCGCCAGCGTGCCCTGACGATCCCGCCGCCGCCGCCGTGACCACGCCGCCGCCCGCCGGACGCCCCAGCGTCGAGGACGTCGCCCGCTGGATCCGGGCGCGGACGAAGGACGACCAGATGAACGAGGTCGGCACCTTCGACTCCGCCACCCGGCCGACCGACACCCAGGTCGACGAGCAGATCACCGTCTCGATGGCGATCATCCAGCCGAGCCTGCCCTCGCTGGACAAGCTGCCCGCCGACCTGCTCCCCTCGGTGGCCGCCGTCGTCTCGCTCGACGCGGCCTGCTCGATCGAGAAGGCCTACTGGCCGGAGCAGATCAGCACCGACCGCTCCAACTACTCGGTGCTCTGGACGCAGCGCGAGGAGGCGCTGGCCGCGCTGGTGGCGGCCGCCAGCGCCGCCGTCGGCGGCAGCGAGTACGAGATGCCGGGGATCACGATGATCCCGGTCGGGTCGTGGACGTCGATCGCGCCCCGTGACGGCTGGGCGCCGATCCCGTGAGCGCCCCGGGCGTCAAGGCGGAGATCCACGGCGACCGCAAGGCCGCGCTCGACCTGCACGAGATCGGCGTCCGGGCGTCCGACATGCGTCCGGTCAGCCGGGAGCTGTTCCGAGTCCTGGAGCAGGCGGAGCAGGCCCAGTTCGCCTCCGGCAGCGGCTGGCCGCGGCTGGCGGAAGCCACCCTGGAGAACAAGGCCCGCGACGGCTACCCGGCCCAGATCCTCGTCCGCACCGGCGCCCTGCGCCGGGCGTTGATCACCAGCGGCGGCGACGCCGTGCGCGAGCTGGAGCGGTCGGAGCTGACCTTCGGCGCCGCGGTCCCGTACGCGAAGTACGCGCTCGGCACCCGTCGCCAGCCCGCGCGGCCGCCGATCAAGCTGCGGCCGCAGGACGAGCAGCAGATCACCAGGATCTTCGGTGAGTACGTCGGCGGAGGCAGAACCACGTGAGCACGATTGTCACCGAACCCTCGATCTTCGGCCGGATCGTCACCGGCAACGACGTCGAGGGCTGGCTGCTCGCCTGCCTCAAGAAGTGGTCGGGCACCTACATCGCGGAGCTGGAGCGCCAGCACGGCCTGACCGCCGGGGAGCTGGCCCGCGTCCGCGCCTGGCGCACCAGCCAGAGCTACGACAAGTGGCCGGAAGACCAGCTCCCCTGCGTGATCGTGCGCTCGGTCGGGATCGGCACGGTGCCGTCGACGGACGGCGCCGGGTGGCACAGCGCCGAGTACGTGATGCAGCTCGACAACGTCGTCAGCGCCCGCACCGAGGAGCAGTCGCACAAGCTGGCGATGCTGTACGCGGCCGCGCACGGGGCGCTCGTGCTCCAGCGCCCCTCGCTCGACGGCCAGGCGGACGGTGTCCGCTGGCTGGCGGACGACTACACCCAGCAGGCGTTCGAGTCGCGGCGGACGCTCGCCTGCGCGACCACCGTGATCCAGGTGAAGGTCGAGAACGTCGTCAACTCGCGCAGCGGCCCGACGACCCCGAACGACCCGCTGGCAGTCGAGACCGACCCGTGGGCCGACTGGCCGACCGTTCAGACTCACGACGAGCAGATCCAGAATCAACCGATAGGAGGAGGAAGCTGATGCCCCGTCCAGGCGTTGACATCGTCTCGCGCGCGGAGCCGCTGCCGCGGTCCGCGCCGACCGACACCGGGCCGCTGTTCCTGGTCGGAGGCACCACGACCGGCCCGGCCGTCCCGACCCAGATTCGCTCGATCACCGACTACGTGAACCAGTACGGGCCGCGCACGAACGGCCAGCTCCTCTACGACAGCGTCGAGACCTACTTCCGCGAGGGCGGCTCGGTGCTCTGGGTCAGCGCCGTGATCGGCGCGACCGCGCTCGTCCAGTCGACGGACGAGCTGACGGCGATGACCCGGGCCGACCTGGACACGCTGGCGGAGTCACTCGGCGTCGTCGATCCGCAGGCGATGGCGAACAAGGACGAGGTGATCGCCGCGATCCAGAACGAGCAGGCGACGCAGCTCACCGCCGCGACCCCCGCCCAGCTCCTGGCCGCGCTCGCCCTGTTCGACAAGAGCTACGGCCCCGGGCAGGTCGCGATCCCCGGCCTGACCACCGCGGCCGACCAGTCGACCGTCTTGCAGCACTGCGCCGACCACAACCGGATCGCGCTGCTCGACCCGCCCGCGACCGCGACCACCGCCGCCGCACTGGTCGCCGCGGCCGCACCGCTCCAGTCGGACACGAACGCGCGCTACGGCGCCATGTTCGCGCCCTACGCGATCATCCCCGGCGTCTCCGGGGGAACCTCGCGCACGGTGCCCTACTCGGTCGTGCAGGCGGGGATCATCGCCCGCTCCGACATCACGAACAACCCGAACGTGCCCGCCGCCGGGCCGAACGGGGCCGCCGTGTTCGCGACCGACGTCGCGCAGCACTTCGTCGACGCCGACCGGGTGACGCTCAACCAGGGCGGCGTCAACTGCGCCAGGCTGCTCTGGGGCGGCGTCGAGACGTACGGCTACCGCACCCTGGTCATCGACGGCTCGGCGGCCGCCTCCTGGCTGTCGCTCGGCTGGGCGCGGCTGAACATGGCGATCGCCGCGCAGGCCGACGTGATCGGGGAGCAGTACGTGTTCTCGGTGATCGACGGCCGTGGGCGCACGATCGCGGCCTTCGGCGGCGATCTGCGCGCGATGCTGGCGCCGCTCTGGGACCAGGGCGCGCTCTACGGCGCCACCGCCGAGGACGCCTTCCAGGTCAACGTCGGCGCGCAGGTGAACACGCCCGCGACGATCGCGAACGGCGAGCTGCACGCGATCCTGATGGTGAAGATGTCGCCGTTCGCGGAGTGGGTCGAGATCGAGATCGTCAAGGTGGCGACAACGCAGGCTCTCGCGGCCTAGAGGAGGAGGTGAACGATGCGGAAAGACCAGTGGGACACGACCGTCACGATCGACGGCACCCAGTACGGCACCTGGGACGTCTCCACCGGCGGCGACGTCGACACGACGGAGTTGCAGTACCGGCCGGGCGGGATGGGCGCCCAGATCAGCCTCGGCGGGGTCGTGACCGTCAACGCCCTGACCGTCGGACGGCTGTACGTGCTCGAACGTGACCACGTCAACGTGCACGACCTGCTCGGCCGGGTCGGGCGCGGCCAGGTGGTCGTCAAGAAGCAGCCGCTCGACATCGACGGCAACGCCTTCGGGCGCCCGTTGACCTACAACGGGATCCTCAAGCGGGTGACGCCGCCGGAGGTCGACTCGAACACCGCCGACGTCGCCCTGATCGAGATCGAGATCACCCCGACAGGGTCCGTGACGTGAGCGAGGCGCGCTCGTTCCGCGAGCTGCCGCCGCTCGACGACGAGCCGGAGGCGGAGGAGACTCTCCCTGGATCGCCTCCGCCCGGCTCGCTGCTGGAAACCGTGCTGGAGCACCGCGAGGCGGAGCTGGCCGACAAGCACTTCGACGTCGACGTGCCCGGCTACCGCGGCCACCTGCTGATCCGGCTCCAGCCGCTGGCGCCCGGCGTGCTCTCGCAGATCGGCGCCCGGGCCGCCCGCGCGAAGGACGGCTCGGCCGAGAAGCTGTCCACGAACAGCGACGTGATCATCAAGGCGACCAGGGAGGTGATGGGACGCCGCACCGTCGACGCGGAGCCGGAGCCGCTCGTGCCCGGCGAGACGCTCAGGATCGACGCCGTGCTGGCCGAGACGCTGCACTTGCAGGCGGGCACGGCTCGCGGGCTGCTGCTGGAGCTGTTCGGGTTCGCGAACGACCCGACGATCGCGATCGCGAACGCCGCCAACGAGTTCGCGGAGTGGTGCGGGCAGACGAACTCAGACGTTGCTGACGACGTGCTGGGAAAATCGTCAGCGACCCGGGAGTAAGGAACGCTGCGATGCTCGGGTTGCTCGGTCTCGGATCGCAGGCCCAGCGCTATCTGGAGACGACCGACCCTGACGAGCGGTTCGTGCTGGAGGCGCTGATCGACGCCGGGCTGAAAGCGGTCGCGATCCTCCAGCGCAACCAGGCCGTGATGATCGTGGACGAGTACGCGAAGGCGCAGAGGCCGTAGATGGCCCGCCACGACGAGATGGTGGCGCTGGTGCTGGCCGTCCAGAACCTGTCCAAGTTCTACGCCGACACCCAGAAGGCGGCCAAGGGCGTCAAGGACGTCGGGGACGAGGCGGAGCAGACCGGCAAGAAGGCCGGGTTCTCCTGGAAGTCGCTCGCCAAGTGGGGCGGGATCGCGACCGCCGCCTACGGCGCCGCCCGCTTCCTCAAGAGCGCGGGCGCCGCGACCGAGGATCTCGGCCGCCAGACGCTTGCTCTGCACCGGACGACCCAGATGGATATCAAGACCTCCTCCGAGTGGGCGTCGGTGCTCAAGTCGCGCGGGATGAACACCGCCCAGTTTCAGCGTGGGCTGGTGCAGCTCTCGAAGCAGATCGAGAAGACGCGGCTGGGGACGAAGAAGCACAACTCGGCCCTGGAGCAGCTCGGGCTGACCAGCTACGACACCTCGATCCGCACCGGCAACGTCGAGCAGGTGCTGTTGAAGGTCTCGGACGCGCTCGCGAAGACGCAGAACCCGGCGACGAAGGCGACGCTCGCCCAGCAGCTCCTCGGACGCCAGGCGCAGCAGCTCGCGCCGCTGCTCTACAAGGGGTCGGACGCGATCCGGGAGCAGCTCGGGATCGCGGACAAGTACGGCGACACGATCGGCGGCAAGACCGTCAAGGGGATCCAGGAGGCGATCCAGCACCAGCGGGAGCTGGCGATCGCGACCGACGGCTTGAAGGTGCAGATGGGCACCGCCCTGCTGCCGGTGATGCTCCAGTTCACGCACGCGCTCGTCCTGGTCATGCAGGCGATCCAGCCGGTGGTCAAGAACTCCTGGCTGCTCTGGACGGTGATCGGCGTCCTGACCACCGCCTACGTCACCTACACCGCCGCCACGATCGCGGCCACGGTCGCGGAGACGCTGTTCGGTGCCGCGGCCGCCGCGACGGCGGCGATCATCACCGGCGGGATCGTGCTCGCGATCATCGCCCTGATCGCGGTCACGATCATCCTGATCAAGCACTGGGGCACCGTGAAGAAGGTCTCGCGCGACGTCTGGGGCTGGATCAAGAAGAACTGGCCGCTGCTGGTCGGGATCCTGGTCGCGCCCTGGCTGGTGTTCGCGGTCGAGGTGGTCAAGCACTTCGGGCTGATCAAGAAGGCGGCGAAAGCGCTGGTGACCTTCGTGATCCGCCAGTTCGAGCGGCTCGTCTCCTGGATGCACCGGATGGGGCCGAAGCTGCTCGGCTCGGTCGGGAACCGGCTGCTGCACCTGGCGGAGCACCCGTCGAGCGTGCTCGGCTTCGGCAAGCGGGCGATCGGACTCCAGCACGGCGGCACGCTGACCAGCCCCGGCACCGTGATCGTCGGGGAGGCCGGGCCGGAGGCGCTGACCCTCCCGGCGGGCGCCCAGGTGACGCCGCTGGGGCCGTCCGGCGTCGGCTCGGCCGGACCCGGCGACCTGCGGGTGACCGTGCCGCTGTACCTGAACAACCGCGTGATCGCGCAGGCCGTCGCGGACTTCACCTCCGACCAGCTCGCGAGGCGCTGAGATGCCGGTGCCACCGTCGGTCGGGTGGGTGAGGGTCAGCTCTACCGACCCCCCGGTCACCGTCGTCTGTCGCCTCTCCGACGTCCAGCCGGTCGTCGACTCCGGTTACGGCGGCTGGACGGAGACGGCGCGGCCGCGCAAGCGCCCCGTCACCTGGTGGGCGGGCAAGCCGCCCCTGCACCTGACGCTCGGGCTGCTGCTGGAAGGCTTCTCGCTCCACCCGCAACAGTCGGTCGAGCGGCAGGTGGCGCTGGTCGAGAAGCTCGCGCAGGTCAGCTCCTCCGCCGGGGAGCCGCCGGTCGTCAGGATCCTCGCGCCCGGCGCCGCGATCCCCTACCAGCAGCTCAAGTGGGTGATCCAGGACATGCAGTACGGCGAGGCGATTATGAACTCGGCCGGGAACCGCACCCGCCAGGCGCTGACCCTGTCGCTGATCCAGTTCGTCGAGGACGTCTACCTGGCCGCCAAGTACGCGGCGACGCTGCGCCGCCAGAAGAAGGCGACCGCCCAGAAGCGCCAGGGCGCCGCCCAGAAGCGGGTGACCGCGAAGAAGTCGCCGCGGATCGCGAAGAAGAAGCCCGCCGCGAAGTCGAAGGGCGCCACCCCGATCCAGCCGCTGGCCGCCGACCCGGCTCTGAGCACCGACGCCGGGCAGGGCGAGAGCCTGGCCGCGATCGCCGCGCGCGAACTCGGGGATCCCGACCGCTGGGTCGAGATCGCGGCCCTGAACGGACTGCGTGACCCGATCGCGATCGAGCCGGGCCAGGTGATCCGGCTGCCGTGAGCGCGCTCCCCTCCGAAGCCGACATCAGCGTCGCGAAGATCGTCCTCGACGTCCAGGGCAAGAAGATCCGCGACCTGGACACCCGGATCGACGGGGTGATCGTCGACGGCGAACTCGACCGCACGATCCTCGGCGCCTCCACCCTGACCCTGACCCTGAACGACCCGCAACGGGAGCTGCTCCAGATGGGTGTCTTCAACCCGACCAAGACCCCGACCCGGGTCGTGCTCGACGGCGTGAGCTGGCGGCTGGTCAAGGTCTCGAAGACGGCCGAGACGCTGACCCTGACCTTCGAGGACGACGTCGTCAGCCTGCTCCGCCAGTTCCGCAAGCCGCGCAAGGCGGCCCGCGGCCAGGTGACGCGCGCCCAGTTCGCGCTCTCGCTCGTGCGCGAGGCCGGGCGGACGATCCCCTTCGTCTGCCCCTCGCTGAACGTCGTCCAGCCGATCACGAAGTCGAAGCAGCAGCCGGGCATCGTCCGCAAGAAGACCAGCGCCGCGAAGGGGATCCCGATCGACGCGCCGCTGACCGTCAAGGGCGCGAAGGCGACGACTGCCCAGAAGAAGATGGGCGAGCGGGTGCTGACGGTCGCGGACAGTGCTGGGGCGCCCGACAAGGCGCGGCTGGCGCTGATGGAGGCCTGCATCATCGAGAGCCTGCTCTCGAACCCGTCCGGCGGCGACGCGACCTCCAGCGGGATCCTCCAGCTTCTCGCCTCGACCGCGAAGGGGCTGCACCTGAACCCGCGCGACCCGGAGGCCTGCTGCTTCGCCTTCCTCCAGCGCGGCTTCACCGGCCGCGGCGGCGCCAACCAGCTCGCGCTCCAGAACCCGCAGTGGTCGGCCGGGCGGGTCGCCCAGGCCGTGCAGGGATCGGCCTACCCGACCCGCTACGACGGTGTCCGGGCCGAGGCGCAGCACTGGCTCGACGTGTTCAAGGGCGTCACCCAGACGACGACGATCGACGTCACGAAGACGAAGGCGCTGCCGTTCCAGTTCCGGCGCGGCGGCCCGAACGGCGTCAAGGAGGACTCCTGGGCCTGCCTGCAACGGCTCGCCTCGGAGGTCAACTGGCGCTGCTTCGTCGTCGCCGGTGCCGTCTGGTTCGTCTCCGACAACGACCTGATGACAGCCAAGCCGTCCGGCCATCTGAGCGAGCTGGTCGAGGGGATCGAGACGATCGACTTCGACGTCGACAGCGGCAAGCAGGTCGACCAGGCGACGATCACGGCCAGGGCGGCCCGCTGGTACGCGGCACCCGGCTCGGTGATCGTGCTGGAGGAGTGCGGCCCGGCCGACGGCCGCTGGCTGGTCGAGGAGATCCGGCGTGGCCTGTTCGACGCCCAGACGACGATCACCTTGCAGCGGCCCGGCAACCCGCTGGCCGAACCGGCGCCGACCTTCCAGGTGACCCAGCAGTCGATCCAGCTCACCAGCAAGGCGAGCGAGACGCTGGGCACGGCCGGATCGAGCGGCGACCAGCGGCTCGACGTGATCAAGAAGGCCTGCCGCGAGATGACCGCGAAACGCTTCCCCTACGTCTGGGGCGGCGGGCACCCGAAAGGCCCGGGCGTCCCGACCGGCGGGCCGCCGGTCGGCTACGACTGCTCCGGCTCGACCTGCGCGATCCTCTCGGCCGCGAACCTCGGCTTCAAGTTCGGCGGCACGACCGCCACCTCCGGCCAGATCGCTGCCGGGTGGGGCGCTCCCGGCAAGGGCCAGCACATCACCGTCTGGGCGAGCAAGATCCACGTCTGGATGGAGATCGACGGCAGGCACTTCGGCACCGGCGACTGGGGCAAGGGCTGGGGCGGCCCCGGCTGGAACCCGCGGATGCATCCGACCGACGGCTTCACCCCTCGACACTGGCCTGGGTTGTGACGGAGCGGCTGCTCGTTTACCTGGCCTGGGCCTGCATCGGCGGCGCGATCGTGCTCGTCTGCGTGCTGCTGGCGGTGAGTCACCCGTGAACACGCTCGTCCAGGAGCTGGTCGAGCGCACGCCTGGCCCGCAGGCCGCTGTGCGCGGCCTGATCGCGAACACGGTCGCCACCACCGACGATGAGCTGTTCGTGACCGTGCAGTCGTTCGACGGTGCCCGGCAGCAGTGGGGGCCGTGCCCCTGGGTGCCCGCCTCGGCGCTGCCAGCCGCGGGCGAGGACTGCCTGGTCGTGTTCGACGAGCAGGAGACGCCCTGGGTGCTCGTCGAGAGTCCCGTCTCCGGGACGGTCGGCCCGCCCGGCCCGCCCGGCCCGCAAGGTCCGCCCGGCGGCTCGACGACGCTGCTGGAGTACCAGTTCTCGACCGCGACGACGCCGCCGCCCGCCGGGTCGCGCGTGATGGGCAACAACGCCGTCGCCGCGTCCGTCACCCGTCTCTACATCGACAACCACGACGTTTCCGGCACCGACTTCTCGGTCGCCTTGAAGCTGCTGACGACCGGCTGGCAGGTGTACGTGCAAGACAAGACCGACTCGACGGCGCACGCCACCTACGACGTCACCGCCGACGCGATCGACCACACGACCTGGGTCGAGATCCCGGTCGCGTTCAAGTCCAGCGGCACCGGTCCCGGCTTGCAGAACAACGCGCGCGTCCTGGTTGGAATGGTCGGCACCGGCAAGCAGGGGCCGCCCGGCCCGCAAGGGCCGCCCGGCCCGACCGGCCAGACGGGCGCGCAGGGACCGAAGGGCGACACGGGCGCGACCGGCGCGCAAGGGCCGCAAGGCAACCCGGGCGCGACCGGCTCCACCGGGCCGCAGGGGCCGCCCGGCTCGACCGGCGCCCAGGGTCCGGCAGGCCCGGGCGTCCCGGCTGGAGGCGCGGTCGGCACGATCCTGACCAAGACCGGCGCTGCCGACTTCGCGACCGCCTGGGCTGCGGCGCCGGTCGCGCTACCGCCCGGGGGTGCGATCGGGCAGTCGCTGACGAAGAAGACCGCCGCCGACGGGGACGCGCAGTGGTCGACGCTCGACAACCTGCACTACCTCGGTGACTACGCCGCCGGGAACTTCGTCGAGGGCGACGTCGTCGTCTACCAGGGCATCGCCTACCTGGCTGTCCGGCCGACGAGCGCCGCGCCGACACCCTGGCCGGGCGGCTTCGTGCCGCCGAGCTACGGCACGACCTTGCCTGCGAACCCGGTCGACGGGCAGATGGCGACCCTGGTCGACAACGTCGCGAACCCGTCCTACACGTGGCAGTTCCGCTACAACGCGCAGTCGGCCTCGGCGTACAAGTGGGAGTTCACCGGCGGCACGCCGTGGCGGCAGCGGAACGACGCGAGCGTGACGATGGCGACCGGATGGGCCTTGTATAACCCGGCCGCGGTCGCGCTGCCGCGCGCCGGTGATTACGACGTCGCGTTCGGCGCGCGTGCCGACTCGGGATCACAGGCGGGCTACTGGGAGATGAACATCGGCCTCAACGGCGCCGCGAACCCGACGCTCAGTGATGACAGCCTCACGTTCCAGATGGGCGCGACGCCCTGGTACACCACCGGGAGCCGCACGACGCGGTTCCTTGCCCAGGCGGCCGGGACGACGATGCAGGTGGTCGCGATCACGAACTCGCCGGGCTGGACGATCATGCGCCGCTGGATCGAGATCAGGCCGGTGAGGGTGGCATGATGTCGGCACCGGAGCAACTCGCCAGCCCGCTCCCGGCATCGACGGACTGGCTGCCGATCTGGAACCTGCTCGGTGGCACGCCGCCGCCAACCCCGGGCTGCCGCGTCTACTCCAGCGTCCAGCAGAACTTCACCGCGAACGCCTGGACGACGATGAGCTGGGACTCAGAGTCGTTCGACACCGACAACATGCACGACCCGGCAACGAACCCGTCACGGCTGACCATCAGGACGGCGGGCTGGTACGAGTTCGTGCTCACCGCCTACATCGCTGGCGCCGTCGGATACCAGCGCGTCGGCCGGATCATCCGCAACGGCGCCGCCGCCGGGCCGGAGATCCTCGGGATCGGGCAGGGCGCGTTCACCGGCTACGGCACCGCCATGTCGACCAGCTACGACGTCCGCGTCCAGGCGACCGCCCTCTGGTACATGAACCCGGGCGACTACGTCGAGGCGCAGTTCTTCTCCGACGTGACCGCGTTCTCGTACGCCGGTGGCTACTCGTCGCTCGCGGGTGTGCTCCTCGGCGGCGCTCAGGGTCCGGCCGGTTTCGGCGTGCCGACCCCGGTCGTCAACGGCCAGTGGATCAAAGGCTCGGGCGGCGCTGCGGTCTGGTCTGCGATCGCCGCCGCCGACATTCCGCTGCTCGGTGACCCGCAGCTCCCCGACCGGCTCAAGACCGCCGACGCGTCGCCGCTCACCGCCGACCTGAACACGTGCTACTCGCCGGGCTTCGTCCGCTGGCAGCCGTCGTCGGTGAACACGCCTGTTGCGAGCACCTACGGCTACATGCTCGTCGTCTCGCTCACCGAGGGGAACCATCAGACACGGCAGATCGCGTGGGTCTACAACAGCGACGTTCGCTGGGAGCGGTCGAACACCGGCAGCGGGTGGAGTACGTGGGTGCAACGAGACCCGGTGCCGATCGGGACGAGCCTGCCCGCAAACCCGTTCGACGGCCAGGAGTTCGTGCTCGTCGACTCGCTCACGAACGCGGCCTGGGCGTGGAAGTTCCGCTACAACGCCGGACACACCGGCACCTCGTACAAGTGGGAGTTCGTCGGAGGTGCGCCGTACAGTGGCTACACGACCGCGAACGAGCCGACCTCGGGCGGCGTCTACTGGAAGACGAACCCGTCACCAGGGCCGTTGCGCGCCGGGATCTACACCTGCACGTACTGGCTGACCGCGAACCAGGCCGGGAACGCGAGCGCCTACCTCGACGTGTACCTCGGCAACGGCGGCAGCATGTTCACGCCGAACTTCCACCGCCAGCAGACCGGCTTCAACATTGACGTCGGCTGGTTTCAGCCGCTGCCGATCACGGTCGGCGCGAACCTGCCGATCCAGTTCTACACCGCCCCGACGACCTGGGACTACAACATCACCGACCGGGCGTTGACGGTCATCCCGCGCCGCGTCTCGTAGAGAGGGGAGCCATGCAGATCACTTGCCAGGTGCAGCTCGAAGACCACGACAACTTCACCGAGACGCCGCAGGAGGTCTCCGACGGGGTGCTCAAGGCGTGCGGCGGCGACGAGACGGTCGACCGCTGCTTCGTGACGATCATCCAGCCGATCCTGAACGCGAGTTCGGGCGTGCCGCCGATCCCACCTGACGCGCCGACCGGGCCGGTCGAGTGACCGACGTCCCGCACTTCGCGTTCCCGTTCCAGTTCGCCACCCCGCAGGCGGCCGTCGTCGAGCAGGACACGATCGAGGACGTGGTCGCCTGTGCCACCGTGATCCTGAGCTGCCCGAAGGGCTACCGGGTGGAGCTGCCGGAGTTCGGGCTGCCCGACCCGACGTTCAGCGTCGCGCCGCTCGACGTCGACGTGATCGCGGAGACGCTTGACACCTGGGAGCCGCGGGCGTCGAATCTGATCAACGACCAGCCCGACAAGTTCGACGAGCTGGTCAGGCACGTCCAGGTGACCGTCCGCGTCCGATCGGAGGACTGATGGCCTACATCGACGTTCCCGTTGAGGCCGAGCCGGTCGATCTGGCCGGGGAGGCGTTCCAGTACCTCGAAGACAAGGTGCCGGGCTGGCTCCCGGCCGAGGGGAACCTGGAGAGCTGGCTGATCGAGTCGCTCGCCCAGATCGCCGGGGAGGAGCGAGCGCTGATCGCGCTCGTGCCCGACTCGATCTTCGCCTACTTCGGCGGCTCGATCATGGGTCTGCCCCAGCACCAGGCGGTCGCCGCGACCGGCACGACGACCTGGACGGCCGTCGACAACAAGGGCTACACGGTCGACGCGGGGACGCTGATCGCGATCTCACCCCCGGCCCTGACCGACGCCTACACCTTCCAGGTCGTCGCCACGTTCCAGATCCCCTCCGGGCAGACGACGGTCAGTGGGGTCCAGGTGCAGGCGATCGAGCCTGGCGCGGCCAGCTCCGGGATCACCGGTCCCGTCCAGGTACTCGACCAGCTCGTGTTCATCTCGACCGTCACGCTGGACGCGCCCACCTCGGGCGGCGTCGACGCCGAGACGATGGACGCCTACCTCGACCGGCTCTCCGACCTGATGACGCTGCTCTCGCCGCGGCCGATCCTGCCCCAGGACTTCGCGGTGCTCGCGCAGCGCTCCGTCGACGGTGTCGCGCGCGCGACCGCGATCGACCTCTACAACCCGGGGCCGCCGATCAACGCCAACTGCCCCCGCTGCGTGACGGTCGCGATCTGCGACGTGAACGGCCAGCCCTGTTCGGCCGCGATCAAGCAGCAGGTCGACGATCTGCTCCAGTCGGAGCGCGAGGTGAACTTCCTCGTCTTCGTCGTCGATCCGACCTACACGGTGATCGACGTCACCTACGACGCGATGGCCTACGCCGGATACCAGTCCGCCGACGTCCAGGCGGCCGTCAGCCAGGCGCTGGCCGATTACCTGTCCCCGGCCAACTGGGGCGTGCCACCGTTCGGGGACACGTCGGCCCGCTCCTGGGTCAACGACACCCATGTCCGCTACCTGGAGCTGACCGAGGTCGTCAACCGCGTCGACGGTGTCTGGTACGTGAAGACGCTCCAGCTCCGCGTCTCCGGCGGCACCTTCGCGACCACCGACGTCACCCTGACCGGCGTCGCGCCGATGCCGCAGCCTGGCTCGATCTCCGGCACCGTGGAGGTCGCCACGTGAGCGTGATCGACGAGCTGCCGCAGCCGCCCGACGCGCTCGCCCCCGACACGTTCGCGGAGCGGCTGTACGTGATGCTGGCGCCGCTCGCCCAGTCCGACCCCGATCTCGGCTGGTCGCTGCTGATCCTCCTCAACGCGCTCGGCGCGATGTACCAGCTCATCGAGGACTGGGTGCGCGACCAGCCGCAGGGGCCGGGCTGGTCGCTGCTGCTGGACATCAACCGCTGCCCGGACGAGGCGCTGCCCTGGCTGGCGCAGCTCGTCGGCGTGCGCCTGCTGCCCGGCTCGACGCCGGACGAGCAGCGGGCCAGGATCGCGGCCACGGACGGCTTCCGGCGCGGCAGCCCGGCGGCGATGGTCGGAGCGGCGAAGGCGACGCTGACCGGCTCGCAGACGGTGGTGCTGCGCGAGCGCGACGGCGCCAACATGGGCTACCCGAACTCGCCCGAGTCGGCCTACTGCCTGACCGTCGTCACCTACCAGGGGCAGACGCCCGACCAGACTGCGACCAAGAACGCGATCCTCGCCCAGAAACCGGGCGGGATCCTGCTCAACTACCTGACCGAGGTCGGCCAGGACTGGCAGACCGTCCACGACAGCAACGCGAGCTGGGCGGCCGTGAACACCCGTTACGCCACCTGGGGCGACGTGCTCGTCGCGACCTGAGAGGAGAGGACGATGGGACAGACGCCGATCTACGCGCTCCCGTACCCGGAGACGACCGACCCGGCGGACGGCCACGGCAACTTCCTGGCGCTCTGCAACCGGATCGAGGCGGTGCTCCAGGCGCAGGCGATCGTGCCGGTCGGGGCGATCGTCGACTGGGCGTACGCCTCCGGCGGGATCCCGTCCTGGGCGCTGCTCTGTTACGGGCAGGCGATCTCGCGCACGAGCTACGCGGCCCTGAACACGCTCGCGAGCGCGGCCGGGTACCCGCACGGGGTCGGGGACGGCTCGACCACCTTCGCGCTGCCCGACCTGCGCGGCCGCCAGCTCGTCGGCAAGGACGACATGGGCGGCACGGCCGCCGGGAGGGTCACGGCCGCGATCTCGGGGGTCGCGGGGACGGTGCTCGGCGCCGTGCTCGGCTCCGAGGGTGTCACGCTGACCTCGGCCCAGATGCCCGCCCACAACCACGGCGTCTCCGGCGCGACCGACTCGCAGGGGTCGCACTCGCACACCGGGGTCACCGGCGGCAACACCGCGACCACGGACGCGCAGGGCTACCACTCGCACGGCGGCGCGACCGGCGGTCGCTCGGCGGCGCACAACCACACCTACCCGCAGTCGACCGTCCAGAACGACGCGAACGGCGGCTACGCGAGCGGCGCAATCTGGAAGGGCCAGATCGCCGTCCGGGTCAACACCGCCGGGGCGGTCAACTACTCCGTGACGACCGACGCGGAGACGCAGGACCACACGCACGCGATCGCGGGTGACGGCTCGCACTCGCACAACGTCTCGAACCACCAGCACGCGATCTCGGCGGACGGCGCGCACGCCCACAACTTCAACGTCAACTCGGCCACTGTCGGTGGCGGCGGCGCCCACGCGAACATGGGGCCGACGCTGATCGCGAACAAGATGATCCGGGCGCTGTGAGCAAGAACGGCGGCAACGAGCACGTCGAGAAGATCCGCCGGATCTGGACGCCGGAGCGCGAGCTGATCGAGCTGGCCGTCGACGACGCGCCGCAGACGGAGCTGGACTCGATCGTGCGCGACTTCCTGCACCGGCACGTCCAGCAGCACGGCCCGGTTCGACTGGTGCTAGAACGCGACGGCGAGCAGGTGTTGAACTACGGGGTGTTGCGCTGGGAGATCGCCGGGGTGCCCGGCTACCGCGAAGTCTCAATCTGGATCGAGGAGGCGACTGATGGCTGACTGGTGGACGATCCCCTACCACGGCGGCGGCCCGGCGAAGGTCAAGGGTTTTCCGCGGCCGCTCTACCCGCCCGACGTCCCGCCCGGCTCCGGCTACATGCCGTCGAGCAAGGGGCCGGACGTGGTCGCCTACAAGCGCACCGTCTCCCGGCTCGGCCGCTGGCCGTGGCAGGCCTTCGACGACGGCTACTGGACGGACTTCGCGCACGGCAAGTCGAGCGGCGGCGTGTCCAACTCCGGCGTCGCGGGCTTCCAGTACCAGCAGAAGATCAGCGCCTCCGGCTGGCTGGGCAAGTCGACCTTCGACGCGCTCCGCTACGCGCTCGTCCCGAAGGAGTTGCAGAACGGCGGCCAGCAGGCGATGGACAAGACCGCGATCGACATGATCAACGAGGCCTTCGACCAGTTCCAGGGCGGCCAACCGTCCGGCGGCAAGACGCCGCCGCTGACCCGTAAGTGGATCGCCTCCCCGAACTACTCCTCGCGCGGCGGCGCCTCGGTGCGGCTGATCGTGCTCCACACTGCCGAGGGCGCGACCACGATCGAGTCGCTCGGCAACTACTTCGCGTCGACGTCCGCCGGGGTCAGCTCGCACACCGGCGCCGACGACAAGAAGGGCGTGATCGGTGAGTACGTCAAGCGCGGCAACAAGGCGTGGACGGCGATGAACGCGAACCCGGTCGCCGTGCAGATCGAGCTGTGCGCGTTCGCGAAGTGGTCGGCCGCCGAGTGGGACAAGCACCCGAACATGCTGGAGAACACGGCCCGCTGGATCGCGGAGGAGGCGAAGGCGTACGGGATCCCGATCACGAAGCTGACCGCCTCGCAGGCGCAGGGATCGGGCCGCGGCGTCTGCCAGCACAACGACCTCGGATCGTGGGGAGGAGGGCACTGGGACTGTGGATCTGGCTTCCCTATGGACAAGGTTCTCTCGATGGCGAAAGGGTTCTGAGATGACCGCTGACGAACGGAACGAGCGGCTGGAGGTCGACGTGCAGGACGACGCCGACGACGAGCCGGACGTGACCGGCCCGGAGCCGCGTCCCGACCCGCTGGAGGAGCCGTCACACCCCGGCGCGACGGTCGCGGAGAAGCTGGAGAAGGAACGGCCGGTCGGGTGAGTGAGCTGGGAGGCGATCCTGGCGTTTGTGTCCGGGGTCGGGGCCGTGCTCGGCTCCGCCTGGGCGCTGCGACGCACCCGCCGCGAGGCGGAGCGGGAGTGCGACCGCCGGATCGACGCGCTCAAGGAGGGAATCGAGATTGGCGAGCACCATGAGTAGGCGCTTGCCGCAAATCGTCGCCGCGGGTGCTCTACTTGCTGCCGCAGGTTCAGGGGTGCTCGCGGCGACGGCCTTCGGAGTCGGGCAGCAGGCTCCGGCGGTCACGACGACGATCAACGTCGCCACCGGGCCGCAGGGCGCGACCGGACCGGCCGGGGCGCCCGGCGCCGAGTCCTGCCCGTCCGGCTCGAAGTTCGGGAAGCTCGTGATCAACCACCCGGGCGGCCAGACCGCGATCCTGACCTGCATCGTCGGATGAACTGGTGGATCGCCGCCGGGGTCGTGCTCGCCCTGGCGGCCGGAACGCTGCTCGGCTACTGGCTGGCCGGGCGCGAGTCGAGCTGGCGGACGGTCAAGCTGGGCGTGTTCGTGGAGCGGTCGCGCTTCGACGAGGAGGAGCTGGAGCGCGGCTGGGACGAGCAGGACACGATCGTTCGCTGATGCCGCGGTTGAGCGAACAGCACGTCTTCACGTTGCTCGTCCTGCTCGGCCTCGTCGCCGTCGTCGGCCTGATCGCCGGGATCGTGCTCGGCCTGGGCTGCTATTCCAGCGCCGGGGCGTTCGCGGTCAGCTCCGCCTGCGTCGGTGTGCTCGGCACGCTGGTCGCGACCGGGCGCCAGAACGGGGCATGAAGCGCGCCCCGAAGAAGCGGCCCTCGGGCGCCGGGCTGCGGATCTACTCGACCCAGAACGTCCACGACGCCCTGCTGGAGCGGCTGGCCTGGATCTACGACGAGTTCGACGGCAACGTGTTCGTCAACGTCTCCGGCGGCAAGGACTCGACCGTCCTCTTCCACAAGTGCCTGGAGATCGCGCGCGAGCGCGGCTACCTGCCGCTCAAGGTCTACTGGCTCGACCAGGAGGCGGAGTGGCAGGCGGTCGTCGACCTGGTCGGATCGTGGATGCGTCACCCGGACGTGGAGCCGTACTGGCTCCAGGTGCCGCACCAGATCTTCAACGCCAGCTCGCGCGACTCGCACTGGCTGCACGCCTGGGACCCGGCCGAGGAGGAGAAGTGGATCCACCCGGCCGACCCGCTCTCGTACAAGCGGAACGTCTACGGGACGCCCCGCTTCTTCGACCTCTTCTCGCGCTTCGCGGTCGCGCACGGCGGCGGCCGCCCGGTCGCGCACATCGCCGGGGTGCGCTGCGAGGAGTCCCCGAACCGCTTCATGGGCTTGACCTACTACGCGGCCTACAAGTGGGTCACCTGGGGCAACGGTGAGCGCGTCGACGGCCAGGACGTGTGGACGTTCCACCCGCTCTACGACTGGCATCACGCCGACGTCTGGAAGGCGATTCACGAGCACGGCTGGGAGTACGCGCGGATCTACGACATCCAGTACCGCTTCGGGATCCCGGTGCGCGACATGCGCGTCTCGAACCTGCACCACGAGTCGGCGGTGCGCTGGTTGTTCTACTGCCAGGAGTTCGAGCCGGAGACGTACGAGCGCCTGTGCGCGCGGCTGCCGGGCGTCGACATGGCGGGCAAGTTCGGGCCGCAGGACTACTTCCCGCGCGAGTTGCCGCCGACCTTCGAGAGCTGGCGCGAGTACCGCGACTACCTGCTGCGGGCGCTCGTCGTGCCGGAGTACCGGCTGCCGCTGGCGCGCAAGTTCAACGAGATGGACCGCAAGCTGCCGCCGTACCTGCACGAGAAGGCGCAGCGCCAGCACGTGACCTCGATCGTGACCCAGGACTGGGAGCTGGTGAAGACCGGCAACTTCATGCAGGGCGCCGAGATCTGGCAGGCGGTGCAGGACAACAAGCCGAACTGGCTGACGGTCGAGGAGCTGCCGCTGCCCAGCCTGGAGACGATCGAGTAGAAGAAGGCAGCGGGGCGGCACGTGGCTTGATCGCCGCCCCGCACCCTTCCGGCTAGTCCAGGTCGGCCAGCTCTGCTCGCAGGTAGCTGACAGTCGAGTAGATCTTGCGTGCTCGGCGCCAGTCGGGGTCAGACGGGTCGAGTGAAGAGACGAGCACCTGGGAGACGGCCTCGACCGTCTCCAGCCGCGTCTCCATGTCCCCGATCCGGTTCGTCGTCCACGGTTGGCCGTGCTCGTACTCGCTGGTCAGCCGGTACAGCCACGCTTCGCGTGGCCCCTGCGGCTCGCAGGGCAGCGTCACCCCTTCGTCCTGGGCGGCCAGTGCGAGCCGTAGAACGCGGACGACACGGAAGAACTTCGCCCGTGCCCGCGCCCAGGGGAACTCGCGCCTGGCGTCGTAGTAGGTGAAGCCGTCTGGATGCCGGAGGGCGAAGTCGTGGAGCTGACTCGCCTTCTCGGCCGTTGTGCTCATGCTGCGTCCTCCTCTCGTTCGGTGATCTTCGCCAGCTCCGCGTCCCAGTCGACGTCGGTGGCTCCGTCCAGACGGAGGCTGATCAGCTCAAGTACCGCCTTGACGCCCGACAGGGAGTGGCGGAGCAGCTCCTGCTCCTCCTCGTCGAACTCGACGTCGTGGGAGACGTTGAGGATCTGCCTGCCGATCTCCTTCATCTTGCCGAGCTTCCCCTCGATCTCCACGTAGCGGAGGTTGTGCTTCCTCTTCCGCTCGCGCTTCTGCTTCTTCTTGGCCTCCTCGGCCTGCTGCTCGATCTCCGTGGGCACGTGCAGGGCTTTCGCGACTGCCTGCTTGCGCTTCGGCGGCAGCTTGTCGAGCATCTTCTCGATCTGCTTGATCGGGGCGGTCTCCAGGAGCTTCTCGGCACCCGTCTGGATCTCGGCCTTCGTTGCGTGAGAGCCGCGGTGCCAGTCCACTCGGTCATCCGGCTTTCCGGTAGTAACAAGACGCACGATGTAGATGACCCACGTCTTGCTTCTGCCCATGCGCCGTCCGATCTCGGTATTCGAGAGCGTGGAGTCGGCCTTTTGGGCGGCGAGGATCTCCAGCCCCGCCTGCCAGTGGAAGTTGTCGCCCTTGGCGGCGAGGTCGATCGCTCTGTCGAGGTGCCGTTCTGCTTGCTTGTTCATGCGTTCACCTCCTCTCGTTGATCCGCTCATTCCGTCCACCCTACCGCACAGCACACGATCCGCTGCAAAGACCGCGTTTTCCGTCCGGGCAAGTCTGGCGGTCATCCCGGCCGGGCGTTAGGGTCACCCGTTCACCCACCGCGACGGAACGGGAGGTACGTGAAGACCCTGCACAAGCGCAAGCGGATCAAGCGCGACCAGCTCGACGCGCTGATCCACGACGCGGAACTCGACCGCGCCCACGCCCAGGACGGCTACCTGCTCGATTACGCCGACTGGTGTGAGGGCGTACTCGCCGCGTTGCGCCTTCTCAGGAGGTACACGGATGACCCGCACGAGACACGGCTGGGGCGCCTGCTGGGCCGCCATCACGGCGGCGGCGATCTTCTGCGCCTTGCTGATCCCCCGGGCCGCGGCAACGACCGCGGAGCCGACGAGCAAGCCGCCGGAGTCGCCCCTTGAGCAGCAGGTGCGCTTCTGGCACCGCAAGGCCGTCGAGCGGATGCGCGAGCTGTTACGAGCGCACGCCTACATCATCCGGCTCGAACACCGGCTCAACGGGGTTCACACCCTGTCGGTGCCACACCTGGCCGCCTGGCTCTGCATCCACCGCTTCGAGGGAAGCTGGACTGACACCGGCGACCCGTACTGGGGCGGACTCCAGATGGACAGGGAGTTCATGCAGAGCTACGCCCCCGCCTGGCTGCTGCGCAAGGGCTGGGCGAACACCTGGACGCCACGCGAGCAGATGTACGTGGCCGAGCGCGCCTGGAAGACGCGCGGCTTCTACCCCTGGCCGAACACGGCCCGCTACTGCGGCTTGCTCTGAACGGTTGCGGGCCGGGCGCTGGGGAGGTTCCCGGCCTGCGACAACCCAGAGGAGGTGACGGTGGAGCACGAGGCGCTCAAGTACGAGCCGGAGGTGCTGCGCGAGCAGCGTGAGCAGGAGCGCGACGAGCGGGACGACGCCCGCGAGCACGAGCAGGAGCGTCGCGCCTGGAACGAACGCCACTACGACGACGAAGGGAGTTCGGCATGAGCGAGTACGACGAGATGCTGGCCGAGGCGAACAAGCGGCTGGCCGAGCAGGAAGGCGGCGGCTCGAACCTGGGCGACCGGGTGGAGCTGGACGAGGGCGGCAACTTCTCCGGCCGCTTCCGGGGCGCGACGATGCTCTCGACTGCGAACGGCGAGCGCACCGCGTACCTGTTCTGGGACGCGAGCGGCGCCGAGAGGTTCGAGTGGGAGTCCGCCGGGCTGGCCGAGGAGATGGACGAGGCAGGACCGCAGGTCGGGGACAAGATCGCGATCGTCCGCGGTCCCGACTACAACTTCGAGGTGAACGGCGAGCCGCGCTCGAAGAAGAAGTACGCCGTTGCTGTCCGCGCTTCCGAGGAGCCGCTCCCGGCAGGCAAGGCCGCCGGGGACGACATCCCGTTCTAGCGGTGGCCGACGACCCTGACGGCTGCCCGCTGCTCTACTGCGCGAACCCCGACTGTCGGCTGCCGCTGACGGCCGACCACGTGATCCTGATCACGACCAGGCACCTACGTCGCTTCTGCGGCCTGCCCTGTGTCGTCAAGGGCTACGAGTTGAGTATCGAGCGGTGGATGCGGGAATGAGCCTGAGTGACGCGCTCTACCTGGCCCAGCGCGGCTGGAAGGTGATCCCGCTGCACGACATGGCCGTCGGGTACTGCTCCTGCCGCAAGGGTCTCAACTGCTCGACGCCGGGCAAGCACCCGCGCCTAGGCAAGTGGCCGGAGCAGGCGAGCTGCGACCCGAACCTGATCGCCGGATGGTGGGAGGGCTGGCCGAACGCGAACGTCGGGGTGGTCACCGGCGTCGCCTCCAAGCTGCTCGTGCTCGACGTCGACCCGCGCTCCGGCGGCTTCGAGTCCCTGGCCGCGTACCTGCCGCTGCCGTCGACCCCGACCGTCTCGACCGGCGGCGGCGGTCGCCACTACTACTTCGAGCACCCGGGCGGCAAGATCCAGGGCCGGGTGCTGGCCGACGGTCTCGAACTCAAGGCCGATGGGCAGTTCGTAGTCGCTCCGCCGAGTCAGACCGGCGGCGAGGAAGGGCGCCCGGCTCACGCCTGGATCGAGCACAAGGACCGGAACCCGGCACCGGCGCCGGACACGCTGCTCGCCGGAGGCCGACGGCCGATCGCGGTGCCCAGCGGCGGTGGCCCGATCCCGGCGGGCAAGCGGCACGTCACCCTGGCGAGGATGGCCGGGGCGATGCGGCGGCAGGGCATGACCGGCAACGAGATCGCCGTCGCCCTGCTGACCGTGTTCCACGAACGCTGCGAGCAGGACGGCGAGCTGACGGACGCGGACGTAGCCGATCTCGCCTACGACGTCGCCCGGCGCTACCCGGGACACGATCCGGCGCAGGTCGCGCTGCGCGAGCAGGCGTTGCGGATCTTGAACGGGGACGCACCCGGAGAGCCATCCCCGGCGCCGCCAGCGGCCCCAGGACGGCCTGCGAAGCGCCGGGTGATCCGCAGGGCTATGTCCGAGATCACGCCGCTCCACCCGGAATGGCTGATCCAGGGCTGGGTGCCGCTGGGGACGCTGACCCTGATCGCCGGAGTCGGCGGCCTCGGCAAGTCGGCGCTCGCCCTGAGCTGGGCCGCCGACGTGACGAACGGCGGTGAGCAGGTGCTGGTGATCAGCTCCGAGGACTCGGCCCAGCACGTGCTTCGTCCACGCTTCGCGGCTGCCGGTGGGAACCCGGCCCGTTTCCACGACCTGACGCTGCCGATCGAGGAGGGCACGTTGACCTTCCCGACCGACTTCGACGAGGTCGCCCGGCACGTCGAGGAGGTCGACGCGAAGCTGTTGATCATCGACCCGATCAGCGCCAGCCTCGACCTGAGCCTGGACAGTCACCGTGACCAGCACGTCAGGGTCGTTCTCGGGAAGCTGCACCGGCTGGCCGAGGAGCGCCACATCGCGGCCGTGATGATCGCCCACCTGAACAAGACCGACTCGAAGGAGATCTACCTGCGGATCTCCGGCTCGACCGGCTTCTACAACGCCGCCCGATCGGTGATCACCGTCACCCCGGACAAGGACGTCGAGGGAGTCGCGGACGAGTTCAAGCGGCTGATCGCGCAGCACAAGCACAACTACGGCCAGCTCCAGCCGACCGAGCGCTGGCAGGTGGTTCCGACCTTCATCGGGATCGGCGGCGAGGAGTTCGAGACGATGAAGCTGGAGTACGTCGAGAAGGCCGATGACGTGACCCGCGACGATGTTCTGTCCTCTGTACGCAAGATCGGCAGAACGGAGCAAGCGGAGGCGTTTCTGCTCATGGCTCTGGAGGATCACGAGTGGCACGAGAAGGAGCCGCTGATTGCGCAAGCGGAGCGCCAGGGGATGAGTGACCGGACAATCCAGCGTGCCGCGAAGCGTCTGAATATAGAAAGTGAGCAGAGAGGCTTTCCAGCCCGCGCATGGTGGCGACTTCCAGATATACCCGACACAGTTCCGCCAGAATTCGAGACAGGTGGCGAACCTGAGTGACAGGTTGGCCAACCCCTACTCACCTGTTGGCGGCGCAAGAGGTTCGCCAGATTCGAGGGGAGTTGGCTAACCACTTGCGCCGCCAGCGTGTGAGTAGGGGTTGGCGAACCAGGGACGTGCCGTCCGATTCGTTCGGTAGCGTGAACAGCGAATGACCACCTGGAGGCACTACGCGAGCAAGATGCTGCCCCTCGTCGCCGCGGAGCTGCGACTCCCCGCGGCCTACCCACGCGGCGGCCGCAAGCTCGTCCAGTGCCCGAAGCACAAGCGACAGATCGGCCGCTCGAACATGTGCCTCGACTGCCACAACGAGGCGTACGCCGAGATCGGCCGACGCTACGCCCTGCGCTCGCAGGGAGAGAGGACTGCCCCATGACCGAAGTCGACGACGACGTCGAGATCACCGATCTCGTCCCCTACGACCCGGCGCCGCTCCCGGCGACCCTGTTCGGCACCGGCGACCCGAAGCTGGCCCTCGCCCGGATGGGCGAGATCGCCAGCGCCCTGATGGACGTGATCGAGCAGAAGAAGCTGTTCAAGACGATCCGCGGCCGCAAGCACGTCTACGTCGAGGGCTGGACGACCCTGGGCGGGATGCTCGGGATCGCGCCGGTCGTGATCTCGACCCGGCCGAACGAGACGGGCGACGGGATCATCGCCCACGTCGAGGCGCGCAGGATCTCGGACGGCGCGGTAGTCGGCGCTGCCGAGGGCGAGTGCTCGCGGGCCGAGGAGAAATGGAAGGACCGCGATCCGTTCGCGATCCGCAGCATGGCCCAGACGCGCGGGATCAGCCGCGCCCTGCGAGCGCCGCTCGGCCAGATCGTCGTACTGGCCGGATACGAGCCAGCGGCCGCCGAGGAGATGCCGCTGGACGACGCTGTGGAGGCCGAGGAGGCGCCGCCTGCGTCTGCTCCGGCGGATGACTCCCCCGGCCCGTTGCCGCCCGAGGTGCGCCCGTCGCCGGAGCAGCTCGCGAAGGTCGGGGAGCTGATGGGCAAGCTCAAGGAGCTGCGCCCGAACGAGGACTGGGTCACGGAGGCGCGCACGTTCCTGGGCATCCCGGACGCGCGCTACATGACCCGGAGCATGGCCGAGAGCCTGATCGAGCACCAGCAGCTCATGTGGGAGCTGGCCGCCTCGATCGCCGCCGAAGAGGCGGACGAGAGTCGCGACGCGGCCCTGGCGCCGGACGAGTAGACCTGGAGAAGCGAGCGGGGCCGCGACGAACGGCCCCGCTCAACACCACCACACCGCGACGACGAGTCGCGCGTGGAGTCTAACCCGCCTCCCCTTCCTCGCTCTCCGGCTCAGGCTCGGCCGGTGGCGCCTCGGGCGTCGACTCGGTGTCTGGCTCGGTCGTCTCGCGCATGGGTTCCTCCGATCGGGTGGACGCCCACGAGTGTAAGGAGTTGACGGAGCCGGGTGGCTGGGAAATAGGCTCCTTTGAGCCGGGCGTGCGGTTCGCCCGTGGGGGGATGGAGCCTGACCGCCCGGCTCCGCCGCAAGGAGCGTACTCGCTGGCACGCAGGCCGGGAGCTACCACTCCCGGCTTCGCGCGTGGCTGACTCCCCCGCTTGTCGTCCGGCGCTGTCGGGGGTTAGCCGGTGGCGGCCGCTTCCGAGGCCCGCGGGAATCAAACCCGCGCGCTCCGAGGCCCGTTGCGCTCCGTGCCCTCGGAACTCCACGCCCGGGTGGCGTCCTCGGAGCGGGATCATCCCGCCTCGGTAGCGGTCGCCGGTCGGTCTTGACCGGCCGCCCCTCGTCACGGCTTGCTGTACGCGTCGGCTCGGGAGCGCGCAGGGTTGCTAACCCCGCCTCACCCTTGCGGGCTGGCGGGTGCCGCTGGCACGCGCTCCGCCGCCCCGTCGAAAGGGATTCTCGCCCGCCTCGTTGCGGGCGCCGGATCGGGGGGACACCTCATTGCTTCCGTGCTGGAGGGGCGGTCGGTGAAGACCGCTTGTCGGCGTCCGCGCGGGCTGGCCCTTTCGCAGCCGGGCCGGTCGCGGTGGCCCTGGCGCCTCACCCTCGCCCCTTGTCTCCGGGGGGTGAAGCCGCGCTGCACCCACTAATGTACCGACCCCCGCACGAAAGGACATGACACAAACGGGGGATCGTGTCAGGAGTGATTGAGCAGCCAGAGCTTGCCGCGCATCTGGCTGCGAGCCGCGCGCAGGCCACGCTCGTTGTTCTCGCTGACGGCCGCCTGCCAGACCTGCTTGTAGAGCACGTGGCTGTCGAAGATGTAGAAGTCGATGAAGCGCACCTTCGACTGGAGCGTCCGACAGGCAGGCGTCGACTCGCGCCCGACGTAGCGGCGACGGTCGCCCCGCTGCTCGTAGTAGCGGCCCAGCTCGCGCTCGGCGTGCCGACTCCGCTGGTCGGGATGCCGGGCCATGTAGTCGTTCTGGCGATCGCTGTTCGCGCGGCGGCAGAGCGAGCAGCGGCACCCGGCGCGGTAGCTCGTCATCGACGCCTGCCCGACCGGCTGGCGGCACTCGAAGCAGGGATCCTCGGCCCGGGGGAAGCTCCAGAACACTTCGGCGCCGCAGTGGATGCAGCTCACCGCTTCGTCCCGAACAGGAACTCGCGCCGGAGCATCGCGGCGATCATCGGATCGGCCAGCCTGTACCTGGCCGTGACCGCGGCCATTGTCTCGATCATCGACTCCTCGGGCAGCGCCTCCAGCGTCCGCTGGGCCGCGGCCCTGATCCGGGCCTGCCTGACCCGCTCGGCGGCCGCCGTGGGCCTCCACAGCCCGTCCCGGGAGCGTTCGGTCATCCCGTAACGCCGCATCCAGGCTAGGCGGGTGCCGACCGGCCGGTTGTCGTCGAGGCCTATCAGCTCGGCCAGCGCCTCCGTCTCGGCCCAGCCCTCCTCGCCGCCCGCCTCGGCCAGCCGGAACAGCAGGTCGAGGTCGCGGAACTCGTACAGGCTGGCGCCGCGCCGGTGGCCGTTGCCCTTCACGCGATTACCCGGTAGATGCGCTGGCCGCCGCGGCCGCGCCGGTCGAGCCGCAGGCTCCCGCGGTCGTGGGCGGCCCGGAGCTGGACGGCCGCGTGGTTGCGGCTGACGCCGGTCGCCGTCCCGACATCGGTTGACGTCACGTCCTGGTCGGGCGGCAGCGTGTGCAGGAACTCCTCCAGCCTGTCGAGGGACAGCTCGCCGTGGCCGTTCGTCGACGGCTTCGGCTTCGGCTTCGCCGGGGGATTGAGCGCGTCGAGCACCCGCTTCGTGCGGCGCTGGTTCGTCCGCAGCTCCGCGAGCGTCGCCTCGGCGCGCTCGATCTCCTCCGTCAGCCGCTTGTGCTCGGCTTGCACTGGTGCTAAGGCCGCCTCCAGGGCGGCCGTGGTGGTGTAGGTGTCCATCTCACTCCTCGTCGTCTGTTGACTCGCCCCGGTGGATCAGGGCGTGGATCGTCGAAGACCCGTAGCCGAGTGCCTCTCCGATCATGCGGACGCTCGCGCCCTCGGACTGGGCCTCGGTCACGGCCGTCGCCAGCTCGCCTCGCACGTCCAGGGCGTTCTGCTCGGCTCGGCGCATCCTGCGGACGATCCGGCGGAGCTGTGTCCGGCGGGTCGGTGTCAGGCCGCCCACCGGCCGTCCCATCCGTGCTGTGGTTGCCATTCGCGTCACCTCCTCTCGCTGTCCCGGTCTCCGAACAGAATAGCGTCAGCGCCTCCAGCGTTCGGCCTCGTGGCGCAGGTGGCTGGCGGCGTTGCGGAACTCCCGCGGCCACAGCTCGTCGAGCATGCTCGCCGCCAGCTCGTACTCGGCGGCCAGCTTGTCCCGCTCCTTCTCACGCCGCTCGCGAACGTGGCGGAGCGTCTCGGCAGTGATCGGGCGCTTACTCATTCCAGAGCACCTCGTTCTCGTCGGCAGGCTCGTACGCCTCCGGGTGGATCCTGATCGGCTCCAGCCCGTTCTCGACTCGCAGCGGGTTCGCCCGCTCGACGCAGTCGCGGCAGACCGGCTCGCGCTTCCCGTTGACGAAGACGGACGGCACCCAGCTCGGGTTGAAGCCGAACGTCCGCCGACAGGAGATGCAGGCGCCGAAGATCATCACGTAGCCCATCAGCGGCCTGACTCTCGCTCGATCACGCGCGCTCGCCGGATCACGGACTCAGGCAGCTCGGCGTGCTCGCCCGTGCTCGGGTCGAACCCGGCGAGGATCATCGGCCCGGCTATCCAGTCGCCGTGGAACAGCCCGATCCCCGGGACCATGTAGTCGGTCGCCCTCCAGTTGACGCCGTCCTGGCCGGGGTACTCGTACTTGCCCTCCTCGTGGATGTAGGCGGTCGCCTTGCCACCGTCCTTGATGAACGGGGGCAGGCTGATCGCCTCGACGTAGCCGCCTACGAGCTTCTGGAGCGTCTCCAGCCCTGAGCGTTCGCTGTTCAGCTCGTGGAACTCAAGCGGCCCGTTGAGCGGGATCAGCAACACGCGCAGTGGAGTCTTCGTGTCGTCGCTCGCCTCCAGCATCGTCGGTGTGGTGTCGTTCATGCGTCCTCCTCTCTTTCGTTCGGTGTCACGGACGGATCAAGCGTAGCGGGTTTCGTGCGGGATGGTGAACGCGGCTCCTCCCAGGTGCCGAACCCCCAGGGCAGATCGCCCTGGACGCGCAGCCGACTCGCGGCGAACATCCGGTCGCGATCGGTGGCGATCACCGTCACGTTGCCCAGCGGGCGCAGCCGCTCGCGCGCTTCCTGCTCCGAGTACGTCCTCATCGGATCACCTGCTCGATCTGCTCGTCGTAGCCCCACACCTGCTCCTCCCAGATCCTCGGCTCGCCGTTCGGTCCCAGCAGGATCGCGTTGAAGCCGGGGCGGCCGTGCTTGATGTCGGCGTGCTTCTCGGTCACCCGGCAGCGTCGCCGCTCCCCGCCGAAGGACAGGTAGAGCAGCTCGTCCCCGACCTCGTAGCGCCAGCGGCGAGCTGGCGGCGGCTCGGGCAGCGGCGTGTAGCCGCTCACCGCTCGCGCTCCAGGCTGTTCTCCAGGACTAGCCCGTAGAACTTGCCCGTCTCGGCGTCCTCGACGTAGCAGTGCCCCATCGTGCCGTTGCGTGGAGTGCCGGGAGGCTGGCACTTGACCAGCCGCGTGCCCGGCTTCGGCTGGTAGTTGCGGCGGTCGAAGATGTCGAACCCGACCGGCTTGTAGATGTAGACGCGCTGGCGGCTCATTCGGTCACCCTCCAGACGCCGACGGTGTTGCCGTTGTCGTCGCGGATCGAGCCGTACTGGTTGAGGGACAGCCGCTCGACGCCGTAGCCGATCAGGGCTTCGTCCACGGCGTCGCGCACGTCGTCGGCCGTCTGCATCGCCTCGTTGCCGAGGTTGATCGTGATCAGGAGGCGCATCAGTAGTCGAACCCTTCTCGCGCCCACTGCGCTTCCATTGCCGCGTAGGCGGCCTCGCGGGCGGCGGAGCCGGGCGGCCCTGCCATCTGCGCGTGGCGCGTGTCGTGGTAGCCCCGCGCGTACTCCGGGTCGCGCAGGTTGTCGCGGAGCTGGCGGCAGCCGGAGTGAACCCAGCCCTCGCCGTCGTTCGTGATCTGGTCGCCCTGCTCGATCGGACGCTCGCAGGCGCCGCAGGTGCTGGCGTAGCGTGCTCTCATGGTCGCCTCCGCAGCGCGGCGGTGATCGGGAACGCCCCGATCGCCGTGACCGGCATCAGGCCGTGCCTGGCGGCTTCGTGGCCGCTGATGGCAATCAGCGGGAGGATCGTCAGCAGCAGGAGAGCGCGCTTCATCGGCCCGTCTCCAGCAGCTCGGCTATCCGGTCCTGGGTGCGGGCCTCTTCGAGGGCGGCCCGCTGGCCGCTCGGACGCTTGAGCTTGCGGAACCGCTCCGCGTCCTGGTAGGCCCGCTCGGCTCGCGCCCGGTGAATGGCCGCGGCCTTGTGGTCGGGCTGGAACCCGTCGTGCATGGTGCTCCTCTCGGTGGGTGTTCCGTGCATTGCGCCCACTGTACGGCACCCGGAACGAAAAGGCATCCCCCGTTTGCGTCATCGTGTTCGGACGTCCGCACACACGATCCCCCATCTGAGTCATGGCAGTTTCGTTCGGGTGCGCGTACAGTGGTCGGCGTGAGAACTTCACCCACCACGCCGAGGAGGCGATAGCACGATGCAAGGCATCTTCATCAACGGGCGCCGCCCGTCCAGTAAGAAGGAGGTGCGCGAGGCCGTAGCGATCAGCCCCGCGTCCGTCCGTCTCGAAGCGACCAGCCTGTTCGGGAATGAGTACGACGGGCCGGTGTCCGAGGCGCCCGACGGCACCTACTTCATAGTCGGGCCGGACCCGTACACGAAGCGCAACTTCTACGGCCAGGTTCACGTCCAGGGCGGCAAGGCGGCGGTCAAATGACCGCTGCCACCGCCCAGGCGGAGGCCGTCGAGTTCCTCCGCAACGTGATCGAGACGCCCGAGGACGAGGCGGCCAGCCTCTACCCGGGCACGAACGGCAACACCCGCGTCTTCCTGCGCGACCTGCTCAACAAGCAGCTCAAGTACGGCGAGCTGACCGAGCGCCAGGTCGACGCGGTGCTCAAGATCCGCGACCGCTCCCGCGAGTGGAGGCACGACCGCGCCGAGCGCGCCGCCAACGCCCAGCCGTTCCGGGCCGGGCGGCGGACGATCCAGGGCGTGATCATCTCCACCCGCGAGCAGGACACCGGCTACGGCCCCACGCTCAAGTGCCTGATCGACGAGGGTGACGGCAACCGGGTCTGGGGCACGGTGCCCGCCCAGCTCCGCGAGCTGACCGAGATCACCCGCTTCTACAACGAGGCGGGCGAGTACGTCGAGCAGCCGCCGCGCTGCCCCGACCTCAAGGGCCAGACGGTGCGCCTGACCGCGACCGTCCAGCAGAGCGACGACGACCCGCACTTCGGCTTCTACTCCCGCCCCACCGACGGCGAGCTGACCGATGTCTAGGCCGCGGCAGCGAATCAGCGTGATCGAGTCAGACGAGTACCGGCGCGAGGTCGAGCAGCTCAAGGCCGACCCGCTGATCCAGGCGATGGAGGCGAGCCTCCAGCCGGACGTCGACACCGAGGAATGGGCGTTCATCCGAGCCGCCAGCGACGAGTACCAGCGCCGCGGCGGCGAAGCGATGACGATCGGCGGGCCTGCCCGCGCGATCACCGCCCTCCGGGCCAGCAGGCCGACCGCGACGACGACGGAGGAGGTGAACACGATGTCCGAACCGACGACGACGAGCGAGGAGGCCGAGGTGACCGAGCCGGTCACGAAGCCGAAGCAGGACTGGACGCCGCTGACGCGCAAGCGCAAGCTGACCAGGAACGCGAAGGCGGCCGGGGCCGAGGTAGCGAAAGCCCGCGGCTCCCGCTACACCCACGTCCTCGACGCGAACGGGATGACCCTCTGCGGCCTCAACTCCGCGAGCTGGAAGAAGCGGGCCGAGCTGACGCCCGCCCAGCAGGTGATCAACTGCCCGGTCTGCGCCGAGGCCCAGAAGGCGCTGTAAGCCCGACGACGGCCCCCGAGACCCGGGGGCTGTCTCGCGGCTGGAGCGAGCGCGAGCGGCTCCCAGTTGCGCCACATCCCCTGTGACGACAGCAAGGTAGGCCGGTAGATCGGCGCGCTCAGGCCCAGGCGTCGACGAAGCTGGGCGAGCGCCAGCGGTCCATGAAGGCGCCGTGCCCGACCAGCGAGCCGTTGCCTTCGTGCTGGACGAGCGACGGCACCACGATCCGGTAGCGGCGCCGGTTCGCGATCAGGTAGTCGGAGACGCCCAGGTCGGCGCAGGCCTGCGCGTCGTAGCCCGGGCGGCCCGTCCAGCCCGCGTAGAACTCGGCCAGCCGGGGCGCGTCGGCGCCGGGCACGTAGAAGCACTGGGCGTGGACGAAGTCGCGGCCGGGCGCCCAGCGCGACCCAGCGCGGTCGGCCTTCGGGCGACAAGTGAACATCTGCACAAGCTGGTCGCGCCACGGCTCGATCGCCGCCTGGAGCTTCGCCTCGAAGGCGAGCGTCAGCAGCACGTCGTCCTCCATGTGGACGGCGTCGTCGGTGCCCTGGCGGCGGAAGGCGGCCGCGAAGTTCGCGATGATGTCGCGCCGCTCGTCGACCTGGAACTCGACCGGCAGCCGCTCGCGCAGGTAGTCGCAGCCCTCCCGGCGCAGCCCGGCGACGGTGCGGACGATGTAGCGCACTACCAGAAGTGGATCAGCGCGATCACCGAGACGACCGCGAGCACCACGAGCGCCACGCCGGGCAGGTTGATCCCGACCGTGCTGTTCACTTGCCCCGCTTCCCTGACGGCTTGAGCGGCCCGCGACGATGCACGACCGCGTTGACCTTCGACGGTGTCCCGGCCGTGTCCTTGCGCGCGGCGTACGACTTGGCGGCCCGGTGGATCTTGACGCGCTCCCGCTCGCTGATCCCGGCCTTCTTCGCCTGCGTCTTCGTCGGCACCGGGTACTTCCTCGACTTCGGGTAGACGAACGCCGAGTCCGGGAGCTTGCTGCGCTGCTTCGCCGTCAGCGCCATGACGATCGGATCTTACAGCGGCCAGAACCAGTTCGGACCCGTCGCGTCCTTGCCGCAGTGGGTCATCCCATTGTCCAGCCCTACGTGGGCGATCCCGCGCGGGCTGACGATGTACGCGGGCGTGACCGCGCCGTAGCGTCGCATCCGGCCCTCGTGGTCGAGCAGCAGCCCGCAGCGCTCGCAGCCACGCTTGACGTCGGGCGGCTCGCGGTACTCGCCCATGTCGAGGCCCGGCTGCTCAGGCATCGCACTCGCAGCCGCGACCGGGGAACATCGTCGACTCGCCGTCCCGCCCGATCACCCAGGTCGCGTCGTGGCTGTGGACGGTCACGCAGCAGCGGCAGTCGTTGTAGTGCCAGTGGCAACGCTCGACGCCCTCGGCGCCCATCACCCGCTGCATCTCCAGGAGCTGGAGCATCGAGACGTGCCCGTCCATGCACTTGATCAGCAACTCGCTCATCGTCGTCCTCACCTCCCTCCAGTCTCTCGTGCCGCGCGCAGCCGGGCGAGCTTCCTGACGGCGGTGTCGCGCTCGTGGCTGCCCGTCTCGGGATGTTCGATCAGTTGCCGCAGCTTCGCGATCGTCCCGGTCTGTGGCTCGTCCCCGTAGGCCAGCTTCGCGTACCAGGGGTGATCGTCGATTGCCGGGTACAGGTCGCGGGCTAACCAGAGCAGTCGCTGGACGGCGTCCTCGATCTCCTCGTCGCCGGTCTCCAGCGCCCGGAGCTGCCGGGCGATGATCATCGCCTGCATCGCGGCGTCCTTCTTCGTCGTCATTGCAGCTCCCGCCACTTCCAGCGTGTCCAGATCTGGCCGGTGGTCAGGTTCTCGATCACCGTGCCCTCGCGATCGGGCGGCGTCTCGATCTTGAGCTGGCGCGCGGCCGCCCAGGCGCCCTCGGGGTCGTGCGCGTAGGCGACGTTCGCGCCGCGCGTGATCCTGAACGTGGCGCCCTCGCGCAGCGTCTCCTCGTTGATCACGGGCGGTATCCCTTGAGCGCGGGCGTCAGCCGCTGCTTGCGCAGGACGGAGAGGTTGTAGCGGATCCGTCCGCGGACGCCCGGGTCGTGGGGGTTGTGGCGGAGCGGGAACAGGTGCTGGATCTCGCGCTTCGGCGTGCGCCCGTAGCAGAGCGCGTAGGTCGCGGCCGTGTCGCGGTAACGCATGAAGTGGTCGTAGCCCTCGGCGGTGAGCGCCTCGATGTCGCGCTCGCGTTCGGCGGCGTCCTGGTAGCCGCGGGTGATCTCGGTGATCTGGAACATGCTCGTCGTCCTTTCGGTGGCGGTGAAGGTCACGCTCCCACTGTACCGCCACCCGCACGAAACTGCATGCCCCGAATGGGTCATCGTGTGCCGCTACCCGAACGCTGGTCGTGGCAGTCGACACACAGCCAGCGCCCCTGCCCCGATCGTGAGCGGCAGTAGAGCTGCTGCTGGCAGCCGTCGCACCTCGTGAACTTCGCCCACTGTCCCCAGCGTTCCCAGGCCTCGCGCGCGAGGCGCTCCAGCTCATTCATGGCCCGGCCCGGTCGGCAGGCCCGGCTGCCACTCGCGCTGGCGCATCTTCGACCTCCCCAGCGTCACTTCGCCCTCGGCCTGCGTCTGCACGAGCCGGGTGGCGGAGATCAGGAAGGGGAAGTCGTCGGCAAGCTCGGCCGGGATCGTGAACAGGTGGTACTCGTTCGCGGTGTCCACTAGCCGGGACTCGGGCGGGAACACCTCCAGCCCTAGCGCCTCCGGCCCGGCGACCTCGTTCTTGATCGCCTGGTAGTGCCTCCAGTCGCGGACGGCCGCGCGGTCGTGCCGGTGGAAGCTGACGTGCTGCGCGCCGTGCCCGATCTCGCGGATGAAGACGGAGTAGAGGTCGTTGCGGTAGGCGCGGTCGGGCGGCGTCAGGCCGTGGGCGGCGTAGCCCGCCGGGTCCCCGATCGTCGCTCGTTCCAGCGGCTGCCAGGCGCGGCGTTTCTGCTGCGTCGGACGTTGTCGTCTCCTGGACATTCGTTCACCTCCTCTCATGCGTGGTCGCACCCAGTCTAGCACATTTCGTTCTGACCCCCGCACGGAAGTCTGCTATACTGGGTGCGAGCCGCCGAACGAAAGGAGGTGAAACCCATGAGCGACGACACCACCACACACGAGATCCACTCCGCCGACCAGGTGCTCGACGCGCGCCGGGAGCTGGCCCGCATGAACTACGGCCAGATGCTCCCGACGGCGACGGTGCTGGCCGAAGAGGACTGGCTCCGTTACGTGCAGGCGATGGCCGAGACGGTTCCGGCCGGTGAGACGATCGCCTTCCCGACCGAGGCCGAGGTGAGCTGGAGCTGGCCGGACGGCGTCCTGATCCTGTTCGAGACGCCGCTCAACGTCCAGCACTCGATCCTCTCCCGCGAGGGGCGCGACGGCAGGATCGAGCGTGTCCCCGACCGGAGCGAGCAGCAGCTCGCTCAGGGGCTGGCGTTAGTCCCGCAGACGGAGGCCACGGTCGTAGACGCGGACGGCAAGCGTGCCGAGATCCAGGCGATCGGCCTGATCTGGATAGGCGCCGACCCGACCGATCTGATCACCGGCTTCTGGCTGCCAGGTTCCCTGATGCAAGCGGGCGAGCTGGGAGTGATCAGCCAGTCGTCCCGGTTACTCGTCTCCATCATCACCGCCCTCGGTCACCGGCTGACCCGGGTCGGGCCGCCCGTGACCGCAGGACGGGGCGAGCGGCGCCGCGTGCAGCGCGAGCTGCCGGAGCTGCGCGTGCTCAGCCTCGGCAGCCGGGACAAGCCGACCAGGGCCGAGGAGCCGACGAGCGTCAACTGGACGCACCGCTGGTTAGTCCGAGGGCACTGGCGACAGCAGCCGCACGGCTTCAACCGCAAGCTGCGCCGCCTCAAGTGGATAGACCCGTACGTCAAGGGTCCCGAGGACAAGCCGCTCGACATCCGCCCGACGGTCTGGAGGACGGGGCCGCCCGAATGAGCCAGCTCCAGCACGTCTACGACGACGGCGGCCGCGAGGCGGCTGGCTTCACCGGCAAGACCGGCGACTGCGTCACGAGGGCGATCACGATCGCCAGCGGCGCCGACTACCGCCAGGTCTACGACGAGCTGTTCCAGGCGACGCTCGATGACCGCTTCTTCATGCGCAAGCTCGAAGCGCGGTACGGCGAGAACGCGCGTAAGCACGCCTCGCCACGGACGGGCGTCAACCGGCGGATCTACGACCGCTACCTGCGCGACCACGGCTGGGAATGGACGGCGACGATGGGGATCGGCACCGGCTGCCAGGTTCACCTGCGCGAGGGCGAGCTGCCCCCGTTCGGGCGGCTGATCGTCCGCCTCTCCCGCCACCTGACCACCGTGCTCGACGGTGTGATCCACGACACCTTCAACCCGAGCCGCGACGGCACCCGCTGCGTCTACGGCTACTACCAACCCGGATGGAACCACTACACGAAAGGACGACGATGAGCACAACTCCGAAGTACCCCGACGTCGAGGTCCAGCTCACGGGCCGCGACGGCAACGCCTACGCGATCATGGGCGCCGTGACCGAGGCGCTCCGGCGCGCGGGCGTCTCCCAGCGCGAGCGCGACGCCTACATCGAGGAGAGCACCTCCGGCGACTACGACCACCTGCTCAGGACGGCGATGCGCTGGGTGACGGTCGCATGATGGATCCGAAGCAGGCGAAGACGCTGGCCGCGCTGAACGAGGCGCGGCGCGAGCGCGACGTAGCGATCGACCACGTGCACAAGCTGGAGGCCGAGCTGGCCGAGGCGAGACGGCACCGCGACCGGCTGATCGAGTTCCTCGATCACACGCTGACCCACTTCGGCGTGCGGATGTCCGAGCAGTGGAGGGCGCACGCGCGAGCGGCGATCCGGGAGTAAGCTCCAGCCGATGTCCGCGACCACAGAACGCACCTGGGAGCCGCGGATCGTCGGGCACGAGGACGTCGACCCGGCGACGCTCGTCGGCAACCCGCGCAACTGGCGGCTGCACAACGCGCACCAGTCTCGGGCACTCGCGGGCGTCCTCGATCGCGTCGGCTGGGTGCAGACGGTGATCGTCAACCGCAGCTCCGGCCACCTCGTCGACGGGCACCTGCGGGTCGCGCTCGCTCTCGATCGGGGCGAGCCGACCGTGCCCGTCTCCTACGTCGAGCTGGACGAGGCGGAGGAGCGGATCGTGCTCGCGACCCTGGATCCGCTGGGCGAGCTGGCCGGGTCGGACGACGGCTCGCTCAAGTCGCTGCTCTCGACCTTCGACGAGCAGGACGCCGGTGTGGTCGGGCTGCTGGAGAAGCTCAGGAAGCTGGACGAGTTCCCGACCCAGGAGGAGATCGACAACAGGTCGGAGGAGCTGGAGCACCGCTTCGACGGCGAGCACCAGCAGTTGCTCCAGGTGATCTGCCCCTCGTGCGGCGCCGAGTTCGGCGTCGAGCAGGAGAAGGTCGCGAACCCCTAGCAGTTCCGTTCGCAGGCGCGAACGGATCCGATATGCTCGCCCGGTGTCCGAGCGAGTGTTCTCACCCGATGACTTCATCAAGGCCGCGGGCTGGCAGGTGGCGGCGAGCGTGCCGGAGTGGCCGCACGAGTATTCGCTGCCGGGCAAGAAGACGGCGGGCGTGCCAGCTCCGCCGGACGAGGTCCGCGACGAGTTCATCGCCTTCATCGGGGAGCAGGGCGAGCCGGGCGAGTTCCTCGGTCACGCCTTCACCTACTGGACGCACCCGGACGACGGCTACATCTACTGGGCGAGTCCGGGCCTGTACGTCGAGGGCGTGATCGTCAACCGGCGCAAGCAGGACGCGCCGCACCCGAAGCCGCGACGAGAGCGAGGTTCCTGATGCCGGTCTTGAAGTCCGACTACGTGTTGCAGGGCGACCAGCGGGCCTGGCCGCTCGTCTGGCTGGAGTCGGGGATGCTCGGCCCGCCGCAGATCGAGTGCTCCGACGAGCTGCTGGAGCTGGCCTTCGGCGCGGGCGCCTCGCGCAAGCTCAAGTCCTGGGGGCACACGGGGCCGGTCGGCGTTCACTGGCTGGCGACGCGCTCCGGCACGCCGTACCACACTGACCCGGCCTACGCGAGGTACACGCATCATCTGATCGTGCGCAACGACGGCTTTCGGCTGCGCGGCCAGGAGGATCGCCCGGACGCGCCGATCCTGCGTCCCGGCGTCTACTACTGCCTGGACGCGCACTCGCCGCACCAGGTGGTCGAGGACAAGCGTCTCAGCTCGCTCCGGCTGGGCGGCGGCAAGCCGGTCTACAAGCTCCAGGTGGCCTTCGACACCGACGAGCCGTACGAGCCTGGTGATGCGCTGCCGATCCTGCTGGACAAGCTGAACGGCGGCGAGATCCGCGACGGGATCGTGGAGGCGGCGAAGACGGCGGCGGCGCCCAGGTCGGGTGCGCGCCCGTGACCGTCAAGGAGCTGCTCGAACTGCTCGCGCGGGCCAGGCCGGAGGACGACGTCTACCTGGTCGACGGCGAGGGCACGTTCCGCCCGATCGACTCGGTTGCCGTCACCTGGACGGAGGACGACGGCTGGACGGTCGAGTTGCGTGCGGCGGCCGTGGAGACCGAGTGAGCGAGCAGCTCGTGATCCGGCGCGAGCGCCCGGCGCCGCCGAAGCAATGCACGTTGTGCGGCCGTCGTGGCTGGCGCTGGTTCCTGCCGATCGACGGCACAAGGTCGTCTGCAAGTCGGCCGTGCAGTGCGAGCGACGGAGGCGGCGTGTCTTGCCGCCTCGTCGCCGTCGGGTCAGCCGGTGATCTCGGTGAAGCCGGTCGGCTGCACCTGGAAGGAGCGGCCGTTCCAGGTGATCACGTCGTGAACGCTCAGGCTGGGCAGCTCGTAGCCCCAGTCCTCAAGACGGTCGGCGTCTTCCCGGTCGACGCGGTTGAAGCAGCGGAACAGCAGCTCGTTGACGCGGCTGGTGTAGTTGTCGGGCGTGCCCGGCTCGCAGTGCTCGTCGGGGACGTTGCCTTCCCAGGTCTGGCGCTGGAAGTGGCTGTAGACGCGGACGCGCATGGTTCAGGTCTCCTTCGTCGTCGTGATCTTGCGGTGGCAGATGTCGCATCTCCAGGGGTGCTGGATTCCCTCGTCGCCCGTGAAGGTCGGGCCGTAGGCGTAGGTCGCCTTGCGGCCGCAGACGGTGGTCGGGTCGGCGGTTCCGTTCGCGCGCATCTTGACGGCGTGCTGCGCCTCGCCGTGTCTGGTCATCGCGTATGCGTAAGTGATCATGCACGAAGTGTACGGGCACCCGCACGAAAGTCCATGACCCGAATGGGGCATTGAGACTGCACGAGGTCAACGACGAACTGCTGGCGGCGATCGAGTCGCAGCCGGTCTCGAACGTGCGCTGGGTGCCGATCGAGAAGGTCGAGGCGAACGACTACAACCCGAACAAGGTGGCGCCGAACGAGCTGCGCCTGCTCCACACCTCGGTGATGGCGGACGGCTTCACCCAGCCGGTCGTCACCGTGCACGAGCGCGAGCGCGACGTGTACGTGATCGTCGACGGCTTCCACCGCTGGCTGCTGCTCAAGCGCTACGACGACGTCCGTGAGCTGACCGGCGGCCTCTGCCCGGTCGTGATCATCGAGGCGCCGCTCGCAGGCCGGATGGCCTCGACGATCCGGCACAACCGGGCCAGGGGCAAGCACTCGATCGCGGGCATGTCGCAGGTCGTGTTCGGGATGCTCGACCAGGGACTGACCGACGAGCGGATCTGCGCCGAGCTGGGGCTGGAGGCCGACGAGCTGCTCCGGCTCAAGCACATCACCGGCTTCGCGCGCCTGTTCGCGGACGCCGAGTACGGCAAGGCCTGGCAGACGCGCAGGATGATCCAGCTCAAGCAGGCGTACGATTCGGAGCACGAATCTTCTGGTTCGGCATGACGTCGTCACAGGGAGGTTGAGATGCCACACACGGTCCACAAGCGGGGCGGATCGCGCCCGTACAAGATCGTCAACAAGGAGACGCGCAAGCAGGTCGGCTCGTCGAAGACGAAGGCTGCCGCGCTCGCCTCGGCCCGGATCCGTGACCAGCAGTCGGGCCACACGAAGTAGGCAAGCCTGCCGGGTTCCCGCTTGCCCCAGGCCAGCAGAAGCTGGTAAGACGTGGTGTGCTCGGCATCGGCCAGGACGCCGGGATGGCAAGCTGCGCGCCGTCAGACTCCAGGTGCTGGAACGTGACCGCTACATCTGTCGTCGCTGTGGACAACAGGCCAGTCAGATCGAACATCTGCTGCCGCTCGTGCTCGGCGGCCCCACGACCCCTGCTCCAGAACAGATGATCTCGGTCTGCGCCCACTGCAACCAGCGAGGCCAGTCACAAGCAGACAGGCGGCAGGAGGCTCGCCCATGAGCCAGCGCCGACCGGCATCGGACCCCCGCCATGAAGTCGGTACCCAGCTCCGGCCGTCCGGGAGAAACAGTGGGGAAAATCGTTGAGGCAGAGATCGCTGCGAATTCGCTGCTCGGCCACGGTCCCGTCGACCGGCTTGCCCTGTCGGAACTACGCGAAGAACATGACCGACCTCTGCGCCTCGCACCTCGGCCTCGTCGGCCGCCCGCGCAAGCTGACGGTCGAGCTGACCGACCAGGTCTGCACGATGCTTCGCTCGGGCGTGCCGATGACCATCGCCTGCGCCGCCGTCGGTGTCGCCTACCCGACGTACTCGGGCTGGCTGCGGGACGAGCGCCCGGAGTTCCAGCGCTTCAAGGAGCGGACGGAGGAGGCGCAGGCGTTCGGGACGGCGAAGCTCGTCGCCGCGATCGCCGCCTCGGCGCCCAGTACCTGGCAGGCCGCGGGCTGGATGCTCGAACGCACCCAGCCGGAGACGTTCGCGCGGATCACGCAGCGCGAGCTGGCGGCGAAGCCGGACACGAAGCCGTCCGACCCGTTCACCCGCTTCGTCCCCGATGAACTCTCAGCCAGACGCGCCAGCACGGCTTGAGTCGTTCGCGCAGTTCTGCGCGCACCTGAGACTGGAGAACGGCGACCCCTTCGAGCTGGAGGACTTCCAGCACCGGATGCTGTTCGACTACTTCGCCGGGATCACCGAGACGCTGGTGATGCTGCCGAAGAAGAACGGCAAGACGACGCTGCTCGGCGCGCTCGCCCTCCACCACCTGATCACCACCGCCGACGCCGAGTGCGTGATCGGCGCCGCCACCCGCGACCAGGCCGGGATCCTCTTCAAGCAGGCCTCCGGCTTCGTTCGCCGCTCACCCGGGCTGGCCGTCCACGCCGACCTCAAGCCCGGCTACCGGGAGATCCGCAACAAGGCCGACGCCGGGGTGATCCGCGTGCTCGCCTCCGACGTCGACGGCGCCGACGGTGTCATCCCCACGCTCGCCCTGGTAGACGAGCTGCACCGGCACCGCAACGCCGGGCTGTACGGCGTCTTCCGTGACGGCCTCGGCCCCCGCAACGGGCAGATGCTGACCATCTCGACCGCCGGGGACAACGAAGCCGGGACGCTCGGCGTGCTCCGCACCTCCGCCAGACACCTACCGCTCGTCGTCACACGGCTCGACGGCCGCTACACGTACGCGCGCTCGGCCGACAGCTCCTTCGCGATGCACGAATGGTCATTGAAGGACGCCGACGACGTGCACGACATGCAGCTCGTGAAGCTGGTCAACCCGCTCGCCTCGCAAACGGTCGAGAAGCTGCGCGCCCGCCACGACTCGCCCTCGATGCTGCCCTGGCAGTGGCTCCGCTTCGCCTGCGGCATCTGGGCGGCCGGGGAAGCCTGGTGGATGGTGCCCGACGTCTGGCAGGCGAACGCCGTCGCGGAGCAGCTCGCGGACGGCGACCACGTCGCGCTCGGCTTCGACGGCGCCCGCTACGGCGACGCGACCGCGCTGGTCGCCTGTCGGATCGACGACGGGCTGCTCCAGCTCCTGCACGTCTGGGAAGCGCCGACCACGCCCGCGCCCGCGAACTGGGAGGTGCCCGCCGGGGAGGTTGACCGGGCGCTGAACGCGGCGATGGGCCGCTTCAAGGTCGCGCGCGGCTACTTCGACCCGCCGCTCTGGCAGTCGGAGATCGACGGCTGGGCACACGAGTACGGCGAGACGCAGGTGATGCGCTTCTGGACGGCGCGAACGCGGATGATGCACGCTGTGGAAAGATTCCGAACCGACAACGTCGCCGGTGAGGTGCCGCACGTCCCCAACCCCGTCCTGGACAAGCATGTGCTGAACGCGCAAGCTAAGGAGGTGCGCGGCGGCTACTGGCTGACCCGCAGGAGCGAGCGCGAGAAGATCGACGCCGCGGTCGCCTCCGTGCTCGCCTACGAGGCCCGCTGCGACGTGCTCCAGGCGGACGAGCGCCCCGCCCAGGCGGCCTTCCTGTGACCGCCACCGGCGCCCTGCCGCCGCGGCTGGCGGAACGGACGCCGGAGGACTGGCGGACGCTGCTGCTCGCCCAGCTCGCCTCCCAGCGCGCCTGGGTGGAGCTGTACGAGGCGTACTACGACGGCAACCACCCCTTGCAGTTCGCGACCACGAAATACCGGGAGGCGTTCGCGAATCTGTTCAACCACTTCGCGGACAACTGGTGCCAGCTCATCGTCGACTCGGCGGTCGAGCGGCTGACGATCGTCGGCTTCGAGATCGGCTCCGGCCCGAACGAGGCCGCCTGGGAGCTGTGGCAGCAGAACGCGCTCGACGTCGAGAGCGTGATCGCGCACACCGAGACCGGCAAGAGCGGCCGCTGCTACCTGCTCGTCGACCCGACCGGCGACCCGCCGCGGATCAGCGTCGAGCACCCGGCCCAGATGATCGTCGCCAGCGACCCCGGCGACCGGCGCAAGCGCCTGGCGGCGCTCAAGCGCTGGCTGGGGGACGACGGCTACCAGTACGTGAACCTGTACCTGCCCGACATCGTGCTCAAGTGGGAGTCGGAGCAGCCGGTGCAGGTGCAGGGGCAGACGATCGAATGGGTCGAGCGCAGCGACGCCCCGTCGGAGGAGACGAACACGCTCGGGGTCGTGCCGGTGATCCCGCTGGAGAACAAGCCGGGGCTGCTCGGCACGCCGCACTCCGACCTGGAACCGGCGATCCCCTTGCAGAACGCCGTCAACAAGATCGTGACCGACATGATCGTCAGCAGCGAGTACGGGGCGTTCCAGCAGCGGTTCGTGACCGG